GTGTGGGGTGGACGTTGGCGTGGTTGAAGGGCGCTAGGTCCTCGTCGGTGGGGTCGGGGGGGAAGGAGACGTTGGGGTGCTCCTGACGCAGTTGCCAGAGGCTACGAGGGTATTCGAGGGTGATGGTGTCGATTAGGTTCATTCGGCCTCGGGGGTGAGTTGGGCAACTTGCTCCGCGATCACGTCGCGGATGATGCGAGCGCGAAGCTGCTGGCGAAGTTCTTCGTCAAGGCGAGCCTGTAGATCATCACGGAAGGCGAGAAGATCGTGGTTATCGGCGTGATCGGCATTGATTTTGGCGATGGCCAAGCGGTAGTTGTCGATGTTGATTTGATAGGTGAGCAGTTCTTGATCGCGGCCTTCAAGGGCGGGGGTGAGGATGGAGAGTTTGTTCATTAGGAGTTCCAAGGGTAAACGGAGATCAAAGGGGTGGAGACGTGACCCACTGCAATAGCATCACCGGCCGGAGAGAATGCAACGCTTTGCCCAATGCCAGCAGGCAATGTTGCGGGGTTGGTGTATTTAGTGCCAAAACCTGCAGTAGACCACGGATATACAGTGACGAAAGGGCTGTTACCATGCGCAACGGCCAAGGCATTACCGGCAGGGCTAAAGGCAACACCACTGGCTAACGGGGCAGGCAGTGTTGCAGGATCAGCGTATTTAAGCCCAAAGCCTCCGGCAGACCACGGATAGACGGAGATGAAAGGGCTGGTGCCATGCGCAACGGCCAAGGCGTCGCCAGCCGGGGCAAAGGCAATAGCATAGCCAATGCCAGCAGGCAATGTTGCGGGGTTGGTGTATTTAGTGCCAAAACCTGCAGTAGACCACGGATATACAGTGACGAAAGGGCTGGTGCCATGCGCAACGGCCAAGGCATCACCGGCAGGGCTAAAGGCAACCCTTTCGCATTGCCCGGTAGGCAGCGTTCCAGGGTTGGTGTATTTAGCCCCAAAACCTGCAGTAGACCACGGATATACAGTGACGAAAGGGCTGGTGCCATGCGCAACGGCCAAGGCATCACCGGCAGGGCTAAAGGCAACCGCTAGGCCAATGCCAGCAGGCAATGTTGCGGGGTTGGTGTATTTAGTGCCAAAACCTGCAGTAGACCACGGGTACACATTGATAAAAGGGCTGCCAAAATGTGCCATCGCAATTACATTGCCTGCTGGGCTAAAGGCAACGCCACGCCCTGCGATGGTAGGCAGCGTTCCAGGGTCGGTGTATTTAGCCCCAAAGCCTGCAGCAGACCACGGATAGGCGGTGATAAATGGGGAGTTGGAGTGAGCCACTGCAATAGCATTACCAGCGGGGCTAAAGGCAATGCTATTGCAGTTACCACCGGGCAACGTCGAAGGATCTGCATACTTGGCCCCAAACCCAGGCGGCCCACTGCTGCCACTATTCGTTGCTGCCAGTAATGCACTACGTCCAAGCATGATCACGCCCTCCCCTTAAGCGGCGCAACCTCAATAGTCGTGCCACCACCAACAACTTCAATAACAACCTTCTCAATATCATTTGCGGTAGGTGTCATTGCCGTTCCACCATCCCACTTCACCGTGTAACCACTGTTTCCCGTAAACCATGAAATCGTACCTGATGTGTACTGAAAACTCAGCACGCCCCGCCACAAATACCCGCTCGGAATCGTATTAAGATTCGACAGGTTAATCGTAGTTGCCGCTGCAATCGCTGCAGCAGTGACAAACTCATTAGCAGCCTGCACATCCAACGTGTAAACATTGCTCACCGCCGTCACCGTATTCCGCACCTGGCAGGTCGCACCGGCTACCGTCAGCTCCCATCCCGTCACGGCAGCCGTACCCAGGCCCAACCCTGCAAACTGCGGCGTGCTACTGGTGCCGAGGCTTACATCACCAGCCGTCAACGCTCGGAACGTCGGTGCTACCGCAGCGCCACTGACCGGGCCAGCAAACACCAAACCGGCCGCCTGCGTCTGGAATGCACCGGTCAGCGTGCCAGAGCTCGTCACCGGGCTGCCGGAAACTGAAAACACACTGCTAGGCAGATTCAGTGCAACGCTGGTCACCGTGCCATCAGGGCCAGCAGGAGGCTCCGTGTACGAAATCACACCCGTATTGGCGTTATACGACAGCGAACCACTCACGCTGATCGACTGCCGCGCCCGTGCCTGCGTGAAATACAGGTTGACCGAACCCTCGCTCACCGCATCCGTGCTACCAGGGCTGGCGCTGATCTCGACGTACACTGATCCGCTCCAGCGGTAGGTCTTGTTGCTGTCCAGCGCGACGTAGATTTTGCCGGTTTCGCCCGTGGCCGGGAATCCCGCCAGGTTGGCGAACTCCAGCACATCATCCACATAGCTCGGCAGCAGCGACGATGGGATCAGGCCCGAGCTGTCCAGCCTGGCCAGGCCGTTGGCGGTGTTTACCGACAGCTCCAGCCGCCTGGTCCGCGTCCAGTACCCCTGCCCGTCCTGCGTGCTGGTGTCGGTGATCGTCAGCGGCAGGCCCGCTGTCACCGTTACGTTCTGCAGGAACTTGTTATCGGCATAGGTCTTCACCGCAAACTGCGTCGGTGCAGTGTTCCCGTCAGGGGCGCCGGTTGAGGCGATCAGTGAGGTGTTGTTGCTGATCTCCCTGAGCTGCTCGCCAACGGTGCTGATCCCGCCGTTCCGCGAAAATGGCCCGATGAAGTTCAGACCGCTCAGGTTGAACTGATCCGTGTTGATCGTGACGCTGCCGGTGGTGCCGTCTACCTCGAACTGGCTGCCAACCTTGAAGTCGCCCTTCTCGTTGGTGTTGCTGCTATACACCTTGCCATTGTTCGTCTCAACAATCGCATTAGCCGGTACTGGTACACCACCATTCCACGGCAGTGCGTCATAATTTGTGCCCGCACCCACAAACTCGAACGTATGTGAAGGTGCGCTAATCTGCGACCGGTTGCGGAAGTCCAGCACCTGGCCCGCTGTCACCGCATCCTTCAACCCACCATTCAACCCCGAGTAGAACACCACCCGATAACCCGCCCTGGTCGGATCAGTGTTCGCCACCGCAACGCCGCTGGCATTGATCGGCACGCTGCTGGTGACGATGTAGGCGCTCGTTGGGCAGATGAATCGCAGCCCATTCACCGTCACGTTGCCATTGCCGGCAGGCAGGATCGTCTTCACCGTCAGCGTCACCACGCCCGTGGTCTTGTTGTAGACCGCGCCAGCCACGCCGTAATCAGTGCCGCCGATCGTCGCCGTGCCACCGCTCACGTATTCGTGATCAGGGCCAGATGCTGCCGCTGCTTCGGTATAAGTCAGCACATAATTGCTGACCCTGGTATAAGCAAACGTCTTAGCCTCAGCCAGCTCCGTCGTAGCATTTCGCGGGAACACCAACTGCGGGAACATCAACTGCCCAGCATTCGGGCGTGACGATGAATCACAGATAAACGAAAGCCCCGCCAGCGTCACGCTTGCGCCGATCGTTGGTGCATACCCCGTCGCCGTCAACACCGTTACACCCGTGGACTTCGTATACACCGCACTGGTGATCGGGTAACCAGTCCCGCCCACCGTCACCGTGCCGCCGCCCACGTACTCATGGCCGATGGTGCTGGTGGCCAGCGTCACCGTGAACGTGCTGCCAGGCGTGCTGCCGCCCCGTGCTGTTACCTGCACCGCATTGCCCGCGCTGCCCAGACTGCCGGCGCTCGGATACTTGATCTGACGCCCCAAGCGGTTGGCACCGAAGCCGATCACATCGAGCTGCGTAGCGCCCTGCCGCACAAACTCATAGGTGCCGCTGGCAGTGCCCGTCACATCCAAAGCACCACCACCCGACGTGGTGCTCACCTGGAACGCATCAGCCGTTAGGCCGCTGCTGATCACAAAGTAAATCGTGTTGGCCGTCAGACCCGTAGGCAGCGTGCCTTGCGTGGCACTGAACACCACCTGATCGCCCGCTGACAGCCCGTGCGCGACGCAGCCGAATACATTGGTCGCCACGTCAATCGTGACGGCCTTCTCTGCTCTCACGGCCCCATAGGCCGCCACCCGAGACTCACCGGTGAACAGAGGCCTGCTGCTGTAGCCATCTGCCATCAGGCCATACACGCCAAAGTCAGTAGTGCCGCCACCACTCAAATTGACCTGACCGCCACTCTCGGTCCGAACGTGATACGTGCAGAACGTCCCGAAGAAGCTCACCAACTGCGCATAACCATCATTCACCACCAGGCAGCCAGGGCCGCCCAGATTCACCTGCGTATAACTGTCCACCACCATCGACCTGATGGGACTGTTCAACGCACACTTGCCACCATCCACACGGATGCCGCCGCCTGTGTTCCCCGTGCTCTGTGAACCAGCTAGACCAGCATCATCCTCAGCCGTGATACTGGTGCAATTCTGGATGTAAGGTGACTTCAGAATGAACGCGCCAAGTCCGACAGCACCACGCGCAGTATTGTCCGCCAACTCATCAAAATCAATCGCCCATGCCTGCCGCGTTTCATCTGCCTGGTGCCCGGCAAATGACACGCCCCAGCACCAGAAACCAGAATCAACCTTGAAAATATCGTTAAACTCCTGCCCGGCTGCACCCTGCACAATCGTGCTGCGCAACCCTGAGCCGAAAATCGTTACGTCATACTTCCAACGAATCGGCAGAATCGACTCCACATACGTGCCCGGTGCAACGAACACCACATCACCCGGCAGCGCAGCCAATGACGCAGCACGCAGCGTGCGCAGTGGCTCAGCTTCACTGGTGCCGTTGTTGAGGTCGCTGCCCTCCAGCGAAACGTAAATCTTCCTGCTGTTGCGCAGTTGCGTCACCAGTTGCGCTACAGCAGCAGCAGCAACGCCGACATTCTCCTTGCCCGACAACGCAGTCGCAAGGCCCGTGATCGTGCTAATGGCCTGCTCACCGGTATGCGTTGCTCGGTCGCGCAGCTGTGCATCAGTGGCGTTGGCGGTGGCACCCGCGGCAATCCCCGCCAGCTTCAGCGCCTGCGCAGCCGTCATCGCCCCGCGATTGCTAGTTGTCGCATCAGGCAGCGTCTGCGCAATCTGCAGCGTGCTGCAATCCTTGGTGACACCCGCTGCTACATCATCAATCGGTACCCGCTCAGCGCCTGTAAGCGGCCCCGTCGCGTCGGGCAGGCCTGAAATCGTCGTGGGCTGGGTCATGCTTACAGAGTAACGATCGGCTGCTGACTCAATGTCTGAATCGGCGTCGGCTGCGGGCTCAGCAGCTCCAACACCATCACGCAGAAGCGACCATCGGCCAGCTTCAGCGGTTCATGCTGCAGTCGATACGACTGCCCCTCATGCTGCACCTGGTCGCCATACTGCAGGGCGCCGAATTGATCGGTCCTGACGGTCAGCGCATAGTCCACCGTCACCACCTGATCGTTCATCACGATCTGACTGGCGCGGTCCATAATCCCCAAACCAACAACGGCCCCAGCAGTGACGCTGGAGCCGAAGTCAGCCAACAGGAAATCATCGGGGATTTCCTGGAGCATGGTCAGGGGCGATATTTCTTGATTCCAACCGCCACACAGCTCACAGCAGCGCTGTAGGTGCCGGTTTCATCAAAGAACCGCAGTCGCAAATAGGCCGGGAGATCATCCTTGGACAGTGCCAGCCGCTGGTGATAAGCGACAGTGGCCAGGTCAGGGAAAGCCCCGCCGGTCACATCCACGGCGTCGCTGCCGTCGGCTGCGCTGCCGGCCTGCACTTTGACCTTCATGGCGCTACCGGACGCACTGGCCGGGGCGGTGAGGATCAGACACACGTCGCCGTCGAACGCAGAGCAGTCGATGGCGGTGGTGTCATTGGCGGCCGACACTGTGGTCGGGGCCAGGATGGTGACGCTGTGCAGCGCCTCCAGGTTGCGTTGTCTGATAGCCATGGTCAGGAGTCCTCCGTGGGGGGCTGGGTGATCGTGCTGAGCTCGGGGTTGTGGTAGGTGGTGCGCCGTTTTCCGCCACGGCGGGGCGATTCGCCTTCGGCTTCAGCAGCTGGAGCGGGAGCAATGTGCTCAGCCGCCCAGCCACTGCGGATCATGTGAAGGCCCAGGTCGTTGTCAACAGTGACCACTTCGCCGATCTCTCGATCCTGGCGATTGATCACCATTGATTCGAGCATCTCGACTTGCATCCTTAGATACCCCACACAAAGGCCTCGGGATAGCGAACACCGAAATCGCAATCCTGCAGGATGCTGATCTCAACGCTGCCCGAATCCTGGTACTTGTAGGGGTTCACGCCGATGTCCTGGCCACTCCAGAACGCCAGCAGAACTTGCGAGAAGTCGCCGAACAGAACGTTGTTCACTTCCAGTTGGTTCGACATCAGGGCCGGGTAGCCGTTGATCTCGTTGTTCCGCAGGATGTAGAAGTCGCTCTGGGCGTTCTCCAGCGTGGTCTTGTAGACGCCCCTGGCGTGAGCGTTCATCATGTAGGCCATGCTGGGCACATCCAGATTGGCCAGGCTCACCTTCGTCTCCATCTCAACCAGGTTGAGGAAGGTGCCGAAGTTGTAGCTCACGCTGTTGATGGTCTTGGCCTGACCGCTGGCCAGGGTTTCAGTCCGCACGCCATCGGTGTACCGCAGGCCCAGGGGGCGCTTGGATCCGCCTTGGGAGTACAGGAAGTCCTTGTCGATACCAATGGCAACCTTGCGGCTCAGGTGGCTGCGCACCCACGCCTCAGCAGAGAAGGCGGTCTGGCCGATGAACCGGCGAGTCAGCACGGTCTTGGCGCCCACGGTCTTGGGCGTCAGGCTGACCTGGCCAGCCAGGATCTCGGAGGCATCAGGAGCTTGACCTTCGCCAACCCAGTAATGGGTGGGGCCACTGGTTTCCTTCGGGATGTCGATGTCGCCCACCAGGCCGCTCAGCACGGTGGCGCCAGCAGCGGTGATGCTCAGGCGGTTGTAGATCAGCTCGATCATCGAACCGACCAGCAGATCGGTATCGATCAGAGCGCCACCGGTGGTGAACCCGCCAGCGGTCTGATCGGCCCGGATGCCCTTGCGACCGGCGCCCATGCCGGGGATTTGCGCGACCATCACATCAGCGGGGATGCGGAACGAGCCCTGCAGCTCGCGACCCGACTGTTTCACCGCAGCGGCAGAGGCCTCCAGTTCCAGGCCGGCGGCCTCGCGGAGGCGCACATCGGTCGGGTCGGAGAAGTGGCGGATAGCGTTCAGGATGTTGTAGCTCTTGATCTCCTGATCGCTCATCCCGAGCAGGCCATCACCCGAATCCTGCAGGCGGCTGGAGATGCTGCGCTTCTCCTTGCCGGTGACAAGGGCGAACAGCTCCTCGCGGACCTTGCCGATTTCGGCGCCGGAGTTGATGTACTCCTCGGCCTTTTCGTGGCCAGCGCCGGACTGCTCGCACATGTTGCGGATGGTGCGGGCCCGGTCGCGCTCCGCTTGAATAGCGGCTGCCTCCCGGTCCGCCGCTTCGGTGTTTTGAATGGTCATGGGGACAGGTGCAGTTTGCGTACCTGAGCTCAGGCTATGGAGCACTTCCGGTTCCCCACTCCCTTCGGTCGCAGCAGCGACGGGCTCAGGCTGTTCGGGCTCGGGAGCAGGAGCGGGTTTGACTGGCACGGTGGCGGCCTGGGCTTTCGGGCGGCTGGGTTCCACGAACTCCACCAGCTCGGCCAGAGCCTGCGGCACCTTGGCGAACCGTCCACGGGGAACGGCAGCGCTGCGGATCTCGCGGGCTGGCGCTGCCTCGGTGGCAAACCCGAACTCCACGGCTTCCGCGGCAGTCAGCCATGACTCGGCGGCCATCAGCGACGCCACGTCCTCATCGCTCATTCCAGACCTGGCGGAGTAGGCCTGGCGGTAGGCGGTGCTGATGCGGTCGATCAGATCAGCCTGCTGGCGCAGATCAACAGAGCCACCTATTGCAAGGCCCCACGCTTCGTGGATCATCAGGAACGACGACTCGGGCATCACGATCTCGTCGCCCGCCATCGCAATCACCGACGCGGCCGATGCGGCCACGCCATCTATAACCATCCGCTTCTTGCCGGGATACCTCGCCAGCATCGAATAGATGGCCAGGCCTTCGATTGCATCGCCGCCATAGCTGAACAGGTTGATCGTCAGATCCTCGGTTCTCCCCACCAGTGCCCGTTGCAGCACCGAGGCGTTGATTTCCCAGCCGACCTCCCCGATCAGGGCCAGCTCCAGGGGTGCGCCCTCAGCCGCAGCCTTGATCGTCACGCCAGACATACAACCTGAGCAGTTTCTAGCCTCAGGCTATGGACCCTCAGGGGTGGCCTCTGGTTGTGGTGCCAGGGCCGACTGTGGCGCCGCGGGCTGCGACAACCCCAGTCTCCGGCGCAATGCGACCTCGTACGCGATCTGGGCCCAGGTGTGCTCCAAGTCGGTGCCGTAGAGCTCTGCCATCTGATCGGAGGTGCTCTGCAGGCCCATCTCTTGGGCATCCTTGTAGGCCTTCATTTCCTTGGCCGGGTCCACCCAGCTCCAGGTTCTGGCCTGCCACCGCGGCGCCGTGTAGAGCTCCGGCTCGTTCCAGTAGTTGGCGAACAGCTCCACCGGCAGCACGCCCGCCAACGTGGCAGCGTCAACCCATTCCTCGAACACTCGCTGATGGAACTGCTGGATGAAGATCGACTGCACAACCCTGTACCAGTCGCGGATCTCCAGCTTCTCTTCCCTCATCGAGCTGTAGTTGGCGTCGGAGTGATCACCGCTGATCGCTGAGTAGCTGGCGGTGAATCCCGTCGAGAACCGGCGCAGCATGGTCTTGAGCACCGTCTCGTACTGGTTGTCGTCCGGGCCCAGCTGGGGTGGTACGGGGTGCTCATCGGGGAACAGCTCAATCCACTCGCCAGGCGATGAGTTCGACAGCACCTCGCCGGTTGCCTGGGATTTTTCGTCAACCAGGGATGAGTTGGGGGGCGCATCATCGGGCTGCTTCTTCTCGATGAATCCCAGGATGTTGTTCGCAATTCTCTTGCGGGTCCAGTGGCTTTTCTCGTATTCGTTCAGGTTGTGGATCGTGGTCAGTACCGGCGCCAGGTGGGGGATCTCACGCAGCTGGCCGATTTCCTCCGGGATGAAGATGTGGAGCAGGTCCCGCGCATCCACGAAGATGTGCTTCGGCTCCATGCTTCGCGGATCGCCCGGATCCATGTTTCCAGGATGCCGGCGCAGCACCGCATAGCGCGTCACCCGGCCTCCCCGGCGGTCGTTGGTTTCAACGCCCATCCGCCAGAAGTGGCCAGGCCGGTCGGACCCTCCGCTGTAGTCCTCATCCAGCTGGTCAGTGCTCAGCAGCTCGAAGCACAGCTGCTCAGCGTTCGGGTTGCCTGTGGCCGATTCGCGGATGATCCGCACCATCGCTCCGCCATGGGAGCCGAAGGCACCGGCGATCATCAGCTCGTACTGGTGGAACGAGTAGCGCCCGGACAGGTCGAAGTTGTCAGGTTTGCAGAACTGCCGCCACTTCGCCTCCAGGATCTGGTTTCGTTCTTCGTCCCGCTCGATTGCGGTCTGCGCCAGGATCAGCCGGTCGAGCGCCGCGTCGAGTTCGCCGCCGGTGCGGCCACGGGCGAGCAGCGCCGCAATCTGCTGGGCAGACTCTGCGCGAGCCCTGCCGGCAGCAGGGTTGCTTCGGCCGCCCAAAGGGATCTGCCCGCGCATCTGCACGCCGCGGGCGCCAACGATGTTGATCTGCAGGCTCCGAATGGCCCGCCTGGCGTACGGGTTCAGCAGCGCCTGGTAACGAGACTTTGCCCGGATCTCCTTCAGCCCGCCGCGCAGCATCGCCTGGGGATCGAGGTAGACCGCTGGCATGTCGCCCAGCAACCTGCCGCCCAGGTGCTGGGATAGCCCGTGCGCCCGCAGCCGCCTGGCGCGAGGGCCCGGGCCGGTTTGCCAGATCCGGTTCATCAATCGCCGAGCGCGGCTTAACATGCTCATCGGAAGGCGACGCGGATTTTGCGGCTGGTGGCCGTGCCACTGGCCAGCGCCTGGGCTCGCTTATCTTGGGCCACCTGCGCGGCGAGTCGGTCCCTGAGGTTGATCAGCTCCACCAAATCGGCCCTCACCACCTTCCGGCCGCCGTTGCCCAGGGAACCGATCTGATACTCTTGCGCGCCGGTGGCGAGGGCGCGGATTGCGGCCTCCACATCTGCCAAGTCCCGCTCAGCCTGGCTCCGGTCATCAAACGTTCCAGGCGTACCAGTGAACGCCAGCCCGCGGCGCACTGTCAGGCCGCCCCGGCGCACCGTCAGCGGAGCACCGTCGACGGTGGCGACCACCTGCAGCTGCCAGGCGCCAGCGGTCATGGTTGCGGTGGACTGCTGGCTGATCACCACCTCCCACCCGCCATCGGCAGCCGTGCCATTGAGCTCAAGGCCGGCACCTGCGGTGGTGCTGCGTAGCCAGACCTTGAGAGCAGTGGCCTCAGCCGGTGCGCTGGTCTCCAGCCATTTCACCCGGTCGCCTGTGTAGAGATCGGCTGGGTTCATGCGATCGTCAATACCTCAGGCTGAAGTTCCGGCGGCGCACCACTGGCCGCGCCGTTTCCTGCTTAGAGCCTACGGACGCCGCCAGCTGCGCCTCCAACTGGTCCCACATTGTGGCGCGGTTATAGCGGCGGCTCACCAACTGCAAAGCAGCGTAGGCGTAGCGCGTGCAGTCGCCCGCCTCATCCCGCATTCCGGTCGGGCAGTCCCAGTGATATTCGCGGCCGTGGCTGCCCTTCTTCGGCATCCGCTTCCACGGAAACAGCTCCGCCAGAAACTGATCCGTAGACGCTTCGCCGAGGTGCAGATACCCGGGCCCTGGGATCTCATTCCTAAGCCGGCCCTGCAGGTGCGACACGCTGATTTCATAGCCCACCCGGTACAGCAGTAGGCCCTTTTTCTGCACCGCCTGATTCTTCCTGTTGATGTCCACCGGCGAGCCGCGGCCCACCAGCGGCTTGCCCTTGGCACCATCACCACGCACCGGCACCCACAATCCCCCCTGTTTCCGGCACCAGTCCCTGATCTCCTGTGTTGAATGGCCGCCCTCGTCAATCGCACCCATCGCCAGCGGCACTTCAGCTTCATCCTCCCGGCGCCACTTCGTTGCCGCGATCCGCTCCAGCTGCTCCAAGGTCTCCTTCTGCTGCGGGTCGCCGTCGATCTCCCAGTGGCCCAGGTGCCAGCCCTCCTCGCCGCGGCCCCATCCCCACACCGTCACCACCACCCGCTCGCCCACTGAGCCGCCGCCGCCCTGCACGTCCACCCCTGCGGTAATCAGCAGCACGCCATTGGGCACAGTGCCGGCCGGATAGCCGTTGCCGCCCTCAATATTCTTCCGCCGCTCCGCCAGCCCGTCGCATGTCAGCTTGCCGGCGATGCTGTCTTCCCACGGAATCCCCAGCACGGTGTTGTGGTAGGTCTGCATCGGGTCGGTATCTCCCCGGCGCATTGCCTCCAACGCTTCCTGGTACTCGCTGATCAACTTCGACCACACCGCGCCGGCGTGGTAGCTGTATGCCGCCCAGATGTACTGGCTCTCAACTGCCGGCTCACCCTCGGCCGTCAGCGCTTGCTGTGAGCGATCCAGCCCCATCGGGCAGGCCCATCCGCCGTGTGCATCCATCTCGCGCAGCGAGGTGTAGCGGATTGGCTCCTTGCAGTTCTCGCACTCGAAGGTGCCAGCATCCGGCCCTTCCTTGGCCATCGCCTCCCACCGCAGCGGCTGGTAGTGGCTGCAGTGCGGACATGGCAGGTAGCGGTACTGCTGATCGCCACGCAGGAACCACTGATGGGTCTTGTCGTTCGGGAAGATCGGCGTGCCGCCGATGATCACCTTTGGGTTCCAGGAGGTCTCAGTACGTCGAATACCCAGCTTGATCTGGCAGCCCTCGTTGATCCGGTCATAGGCAGACGGTTCCTCGAAGATCACCACCGGCCGTTCCTTGCGCCGGAACGACTTGCCGCTCTTGGCATTTACGATGTCGATCAGCGCACCATTCGTGAGCTTCTTCAGCAGGATGGTGTTGGTCGCTGTGCCGCGGGACTTCGACTCCGACAGCAGGCCATCCAGGCAGGGCGTATCAGCGAACAGGTCGCTGATGTCTTCCTTGCTGTACTCCTCCGCGTCCTTTTCGATCGGCTGCACCACCATCACCTTCGATGGCTTCCAGTGGGCGTAGTACTGCACCGCGCCGATTTTCACCGACTCCGACCAGCCGACACGGGCGGACTTCATGCACACGAAAATCGGCACCCGCCGTGAGGCGAAGGCATAGAACCAATACGACTGGTAAGGCCGGGTGATCCATGGGCCCTTGCTCGCCGCGTTGCCTGTCACGTGGCCGTAGGTGTCGGCATACTCCACGCCGCTGAGCAGCGGCCGAGGGCGGAAACACTCAGCAATCCCTGCCGCCAGTGCTGGTACGTCTCGGGTGATCATTCCTCTTCCTCCTGATCCATCCGCCAATCCGCCACGGCGGTGAGCACCTTGGCCACCAGTCGTTCGATCATCTCCTCATCGCCGATGGAAAGGTGCGGCAGCTGCTGCTTGATCTGTTTCGGCAGCGCCTCCAGCTGATTCTTCAAGGTCAGGGCGATGGCCATCTGCGCCTGCTCAACGTCGGCCTTGTAAACCAGCTCGCCGGCTTTCTGGCGGCGCTCCAGCTCGGCAATCAGGCGTTTTTCGCGTTCGTGCCAGGCGCGTTCTTCGTTGTAGTCCGGGGTCTCGGTGGGTTCTGGGGGCGGAGTGG